CAAGGAGAAGATATGGCTAGTAAAGATAAAATTATTGATAAGATAGAAAAGAAAATAGATAGTATTGAGAAATTGCATGACAAAGAATCAATGTTATGTGAAGAAGTGAAAGACTTACTTGCTGATCTGAGAGACCAAGAGGAAGATGAGAAGTGGGAAGATGACTCAGGAGATGACTTTGATGAGGATATGGATGACGAAGATATTGACGATGAAGAAGAAAACTAATATAAACAAATTAATTATAGGAGAATAAAATGGCAGTACATCATGGAAAAGAGGGCGAAGTAGTAGTAGGTGGGTCAGCAGTTGGCGAACTTACATCTTTCACTCTTGAAACAACAGGAGATGTTGTTGAATCTACACAAATGTCAGATGGTGCTAAAAGTTTCATAGCTGGTAGAACATCTTTTTCAGGAACTTTAGAAATGCACTTTGACGAAGCTGATAGTGTTCAAACACAATTAACAGCTGGTGCAAGTGTGACTTTTAAATTATTACCTGAGGGAAGTTCAACAGGAGACAGAAAATTTGAGGGTGCTGGTATAATTACAGGTATGTCTGTATCACAGCCTTTAGATGGTATTGTTGCTAGAAATGTGACTTTTCAAGGAACAGGTGCTTTGACAATAGGAACTGAATAATCATAATTTATGTCAGTTATAGATAGAGTTAAATCTCATTTTGAGACTTTACAGACTATTACTATTGAAGTTCCTGAATGGAAAGACGAAGCTGGTAATCCATCAATATTTTATTCTGAGCCTTTAACACTTGAAGAAAAAAACATAATCTTTAAAAAATCAAATAATTTTCAAGATTTAACTGTTCTTGTAGATTTATTAATGATGAAGCTTATGGTCAAAAATGACAAAGGCGATTTAGTAAAAGCATTTGAGCCATTTGATAAACTAGCCTTACAAAAAAAAGCAGATTCAAATGTAATTGCAAGAATATCAAATTTAATATTAGCAGAAACATCAATAGAAGAAGCTGTAAAAAAGTAAGAAGCGACCCTGACACTCAATCTTTGTTAGTGGTTGCTGATAGACTTAAATTACCTATACAAAAGGTGTTAGATATGCCTTTGAGCCATTATAATCTTTGGATAGCTTACTTGAAAAAAGAACAAGATGAGTATAATAAACAAAGTAGTTTAGCAGAAGCAAGAAAATATAAATAATGGCAACTCAAAAATTAAATATTGACATAATAGCACGAGATAAAGCAACCAAAGTAGTAGGTGGATTAAGGGGTGGTCTTAATAAATTAAAAAGTTCAATATTTAATGTTAGAAATGCTTTTATTGGTTTAGGTGCTGGATTAGTTGTAAGAAATTTAGTTAATACAGGAAAACAATTAGAAAATTTACAGGTCAGATTAAAATTTTTACTTAAAGACACAAACGAGGGTGCAAAGGCATTTGAAAACATGACTAAATTTGCATCTAAAGTTCCTTTCTCTCTTGAAGAAATACAATCAGGGTCAGGTATATTAGCAACTGTTACAGACAACGCAAAAGACTTACAAAATATGTTAGAGATAACAGGTAATGTTGCGGCTGTAACAGGATTAGATTTTAGAACTGCGGCTGAACAAATACAAAGATCATTTAGTGCTGGTATTGGTGCGGCTGATTTATTTAGAGAAAAAGGTGTTAGAAATATGCTTGGCTTTAAAGCTGGAGCAACAGTGTCTATTGAAGAAACAGTACAAGCATTTCAAAAAGTATTTGGTAGAGGTGGACAATTTGGAAATGCAACAGATGATTTAGCAAATACTTTTCAAGGTACTTTGTCAATGATTGGAGATAAAATATTTAACTTCAAAAAAACTTTATTAGAAGCTGGATTGTTTAAAGAACTTAAAAGACAATTTGGAGACTTAGATAAATTTTTAGAAAGTAATGGAGATAAATTAGATATTATTGCAGAAAAAATAGGTAGAGGTTTAGGAATAGCATTTAAAAAACTTTCAGACACAATAATATTTTTAAAAGAAAATATTGATGGAGTTGTAACAGTATTAAGTGGATTAATAGCATTAAAAGTTGCTTTATTTTTTAAAGGAGTAACAACTGCTATTTTAGGTATGACGTTTGCTATGAATGGATTTAATTTAGCAACTAAAAGAAATATTATATTTGGTAGCATAATGGTTTTTGCTAGTGCTATGGGTTTTTTAATACATAAATTTAAAGAATTTAAAGGAGAATTAAATGAAGGAGTACCAACTTTCAAAGAACTTAATGAAGATATAGCAAAATTAGAAAGACAATTAAAAAACTCAGGTAAAGCATCTAAAGCAGTAATAAAAGATCAATTAAAAATTAAAAAATTACAATTAGAAGAACTGATAAAAGAGTCAGGTATGTTACATATGCAAAATACTACGCATATGAGAAACAAAGAATTACAACTAGGAATTTTAAATGTTCAAAAAGAACAAACAAAAGAATTACATAAAAATTTTAATATATTTGAATCACATCGTGATTTAGTTGAAGCAGTAAAAGAAACAGAAGCAAAAGCATTACAAAGAATTATAGATGCAAACAGAAATATTTTTGATGAACAACAAAAAATAGAAAAATCAGTAAGAGGAGAAGCAACACTTTTAGAACAAGTACGTTTACAATTAAGAAAACAAAATGACGAATTTTCTTTAACTAATGAAGTTGTTGGTTTTATAAATAAAGGTATAGACTCTTTTTCAAGAGGATTAGCTGAAACATTAATATTAGGTAAAAGTATAAAAGAGACATTTAGTAATATGGCAAAAACATTAGCAGTAGAAGTTTTAAGTCAAATAATTTCAATAATAGCAAAAAAAGGTGTTGAGTTAGCAATAGAAAAATTAATAACAAAAGAAAAACAAAAACAAGCGGCTCTAAGTGGCTTTAGCGGTGGTGGGAGTATATTTAGCATGATTGGAAGTATTTTTGGTAAAAAAGCATCTGGTGGTGCAGTATCAAAAGGAAATCCTGTATTAGTTGGAGAAAGAGGTGCTGAAATGTTTGTTCCAAATAGTACAGGTCAAATAACACAATCAGCTAGAGGTACAGGTGGTGGTGCAGTAAATGTGAACTTTACAATCAATACAATAGATTCAAGAGGATTTGATGAGGCTTTAGTTGAAAACAGAGCAACCATTACAGGAATAATAAACAGTGCTTTAGCAGAAAAAGGAAGAAGTGAGTTAGTATAATGAGTGGTGCATTTCCAATATCAACAGCAAAATTTCAAACATTAGGTATTCAAAGTCAGCAAAGCACTTTGATTTCTAAATCAATGTCAGGAAAAAAATTAACAAGACAAATACAAGATCAGAGATTTGGTTTTACTGCTAGAATTATTACAGCAAAAAGATCAGATGTTTATGGAGAACTGATGGCTTTTGTTATGAAACAAAGATCATCTAAAGAAAATTTTACAATAACTCCACCTGAAGTAAAAAATGCTAGAGGTAATGTAAGTGGAACTGTGCTTGTAAATGGTGTCCAATCAGTAGGAGACACAACTATTACAGTTGATGGAATGACAGGAACTTTAAAGGCTGGAGATTTTGTCAAATTTGCACATGATAAAGTTTATATGGTTGTTGCAGATGTTACAGCCGATGGGTCAAATGAAGCTACACTTACAATAGAGCCACCTCTTATAACTGCATTAGCAGACGATTCTTCAGTAACTTATGATAGTGTTCCATTTAAAGTACATTTGACAAATGACGTACAAGAATTTGGTGGAGTAGGAGCAGATAAAGATGGTAATATTTTATATCAATTTGAGTTAGATTTAGAAGAAACTCTTTGATGAAAAAATACAAAATTACACACTTAGTTAGTGCAGATTTTGAAGCTACAGCTATTGTCAATGAAGATGAGATTGATGAAAAAACTAACGATTTAAAAGAGTATAAAAAACCTAATAGCAAATTTAATTTTACCATGTTAAAAGGTACAGAAACCATAACTAGAACATATTACGAGGAACATGGCGAGAACACTAACAACAGCAGTAAAGAATGAATTAGCAACCAATAATATAAGCCCAATTCATCTTTTAACTATAGGCTTTTCTACTCCTGTAAATATTACAGATTGTATTTTTGACATAACTTCTTCTGTATCAGGGTCTAGTGTTACCTACACATCTTCAGCTTTTTTATTAGAAACATCCTCTTTTGAAGAACAAACAGATTTATCAAAAACATCTTTAAATATTAATTTATCAGCAGTAGATACATCTTTTGTATCTGTGGTGCTTGGAGAAAATGTAGTTAATGATTCAGTTACAATATTTAGAGGATTATTAGATTCTAGTAATTCTTTAATTGCTGACCCTATTTTATTATATAAGGGAAATATAGATACTTTTCAAATTTCAGAATCAAAAAATGATGCTAATGTTTTATTAACTGTAGTATCTCATTGGGCTGATTTTGAAAAAAAATCAGGAAGAAGAACAAACAATATTTCTCAACAAAGATTTTTTAGTGCTGATGTAGGAATGGATTTTTCTAGTCAAACAGTATTGGATTTAAAATGGGGTAGGTCATAATGGGTTTTAGTATCTCTAGATTTTTACCAAAACCTGTTAGGAGAGTATTAAAACCATTAAGAATTTTAAGTTTTTTAAGAAACCCTTTTGTTTCGTTAGGTATATTTGCTATTGGATGGTTGTTTTCAAGAGCCATGAGACCTGATGTACCTGACTTTGGTACGAACAATTTTGAAGAAACTGAAAGAGGAATATTACTTAACAAGCAATCAAACAACGCTTGTATCCCTGTTGTTTATGGAGAAAGATTAATTGGTGGAACAAGAGTTTTTATAGAAACTTCAGGAACAGATAATACTTATCTTTATGTAGCCTTAGTGCTTTGTGAGGGAGAGGTAAATTCAATAGAAGAAATAAGAGTAGATGACAAAGTAGTTACTTTTGATGGAGCATTAACTCATGGAACAGTAAGAGAAGTAGCGAGTAGTGATAGTAATTTTTATAAAGATTCTACAAGTCATATTCAGATACAAGCTTTTTTAGGACAAGACGATCAAGTAGCATCAAGTGTTTTAACACCTTTGTCATCTTGGGGAAGTAATCACAGATTAAGAGGAATATGCTATTTAGGTTTAAGATTTAAATGGAATCAAGATGTATTTGGTGGCATCCCACAAGTACAAGCAAAAGTAAAAGGTAAAAAAGTTGTTACATTAGCTTCTAACTTATCTGAACAAACAGCATCTTTTTCTACAAATCCAGCATTTTGTTTATTAGATTATTTAAGAAATGAAAGATATGGAAAAGGAATTGCAACAGCAGATATAGATTTACAAAGTTTTTATGATGCTTCACAGGTAGCAGTAACTCAAGTAACACCATATGGGAGTGCAAGTGATATTAATATATTTGATTGTAATGCTGTAATAGATACATCAAAAAAAGTTATAGATAATGTAAGAGAAATAGTAAAAGGCACTAGAGGTTATCTTCCTTTTGTTCAGGGTAAATATAAATTAGTTATAGAAACTACAGGGTCAGCTTCAGTATCATTAACAGAAGATGATATTATTGAGGGTTACTCACTAGCATCTCCATCCAAAAATTCAAAATATAATAGGGTTATAGTTTCATTTATAAATCCTGATAGAAATTATCAAGTTGATGAAGTACAGTTTCCACCTGTAGATGACTCAGGTTTAGCAAGTGCAGATCAACACGCAACAATGAAAACAGCAGATGGTGGTTTTTTATTAGAACAAAGATTTGATTTCAGCACTATCACTTCTCCATATCAGGCTGAAGAAATGGCTGAGATAATATTAAGAAGAAGTAGAGAATCTTTAGGATTAAATATTACTGCAACATTTAAAGCTTATGAATTACACATTGGAGATATAGTTAGCGTTACATTATCAGGTTTAGGATTTTCGAGTAAAGCATTTAGAGTGCTTTCTATGAATTTTAATGAAGATTATACTGTTAGTCTTAACTTAGTTGAGTATCAAGCATCACACTATACTTGGGCTAGTAAATCACAAGTAGCTAGTACACCATCAACAAATTTACCAAATCCATTTACTGTTCAGCCACCAGCAAGTGTAACTTTATCTGACACTTTAGTTCAATATAATGATGGAACAGTTATTGTTGCTTTAGATGTAACTATTGGAGCATCTACAGATCAATTTATAGACTATTATCAAGTTGAATATAAACTAAGCACAGATTCTAATTTTATCATATATGCACAAGGCTCAGGATTAAACCATAGAGTTTTAAATGTAATTGACCAACAAACTTATGATGTAAGAGTAAAAGCAGTAAATACATTAGGAGCATCATCTTCTTATGTATCAGCACAAAGAAAAATTGTTGGTGCTATTGACCCACCATCAGATGTTACAGATTTTTCTTGTAATATTACAGGTCAAGATGCACATTTATCTTGGACAGCAATTAGTGATTTAGATTTAGCTTATTATCAAATAAGGTTTTCAGCAAAAACAGATGGCTCTGGAGATTGGTTAAACTCTGTTAATTTAGTAACTAAAGTTTCAAGACCAGCAACATCAGTGACAGTACCAGCTAGGGCTGGAACTTACCTGATAAAAGCTGTAGATAAGCTTGGAAATTTTAGCAGTAACGCAACAGCTATTGTATCAAATGTAACAAGTGCAGAAAACTTTAACGCAATAACAACAGTAAATGAACATCCAACTTTTTCTGGAACTAAAACAAATGTCTCAATTTCTGATAGTTCACTTATTTTAAATTCAAGTGAATTGTTTGATTCAGCTTCAGGATTATTTGATGCAAATACTACAAGATTTTTTGATTCAGGTCTTGAAAATGCAGATTTCTTAGCATCAGGAAATTATGAGTTTGCTAATGTTGTAGATATTGGAGCAAAACATACTGTAAGAGTTACAGCATCTTTAACTCAATCAGCCAGAAATCCTGATGATTTATTTGATAGTCGTACAGGGAATTTTGACTCAGGAAAATCAAATTTTGATGGAGACACACCAGCAAATTGTGATGCTCATTTAGAAATTGCAACAAGCGATGATAACTCTACATATACATCTTTTCAAAATTTTGTGATAGGAAACTACACAGCTAGATATTTAAAATTTAGAATTGTATTAACATCTAGTGATTTAGCTTCTACACCTGTAATTCAAGAAGTAACAGTAACAGTTGATATGCCTGACAGGATATTTAGTGGTAATGATATTTCTTCAGGCACAAGCACTAAAACTGTTTCATTTGCAAATCCTTTTAAGACTACAGCTTATGCAGTTGGTATTACAATGGAAGATGCAAACACAGGAGATTTCTTTACAGTTTCTAATAAAACTGTTAATAGTTTTGACGTTTTATTTAAAAATTCAAGTGGATCAAATATTTCAAGAACTTTTGATTTTATTGCAAAAGGATTTTAAAAGGAGTATAAACAATTATGTCTCAAGCAAGTGATTTTACAATAGCCAATCAGTCTTTTCCTGATTTTAGGTCTGATCTTAATACAGTTCTAGGTGCTATCAATACAATGAACTCAGGCACATCAAGACCATCATCAGCAGTTGCTGGTACGATGTGGCTTGACGTGACGTCAGCTTCAAGCCCAACCATTAAGTTTTTTGATGGAACAGATGATATAAGTTTTGCAACAATAGATTATTCAGCTAACACAGTAAATTTCTTAGATTCAACAGTAGTTGCTGATTTAGTAGGAGATACTTCTCCTCAACTAGGTGGAAATTTAGATGTAAATGGAAACGATATAGTTTCAACATCAAATGCAAATATTGATATTGTTCCAAACGGAACAGGAGATGTAACACTTCAAGCAGATACAGTTCAAATAGGAGATAGCAATGCAAACGCAACTCTAACTACGAATGGCACAGGAGATTTAATTTTAAACACAAATGCTGGAACAAATGCTGGAAACATTACTCTTGAAGATGGTGCTAATGGTCATATTCAAGTAACGACAAATGGAACAGGATATATTAAATTTAATGATCTAGCTTATATTCCACAACAAGCATTAACATCATCATCAAATGCTGTAGCATGGGATGTTCAAGCTAAACCAAACGCATATCATTTAACAACAGAAAACACCACTTTCTCTGCACCAAGCAATTCAGTTGAGGGGTCTTTTATTTGTTTAGAAATAAATTATGATGGCTCACACACAATCGCATTTAATACTGTATTTGAATTTGCTGGAAGCACAGCACCAACATTTACTTCAACAGATGGCAAAACTGATATATTAGTTTTTAGATACAATGGCTCAGTTTGGCAAGAAGTAGGTAGAACATTAAATTTAAGTGAGAGTTAAAATATGTACGCAATAATAGAAGATAACAATATTACACAATATATCAATTTTCCTAAATCAGTTGTGATAGGAGATGTAAGATACCCAGCTAAAATCTTTGAACTTTGGTCAACCGAAGAAAAAGAAGCTATTGGTATTTACGAAGTAATAGTAGATAAAACAAATTACAAAGACCCTGAATATTACATTAATACAAACTCATCTTACACATTTGCAGATGGTCAAGTTACAGAATCTTGGGGAACTGCAACACCTAAAATATTAAATGATGAAAACGCAGTAGATAAAGATGGAAATAATATTTTAGATGATGATGGCAATCAAGTAATTAACTATGGTTTAAAAACAGAAAAAAAAAAAATTGTTAAACGTCAAGCATCTAATTTATTAACACCAACAGATTGGTATGTAATAAAAGCGAGTGAAGTTGTTGATTATTCTGTTCCAAGTAATATCACAACATTTAGAGGAGATGTAAGAACTAAATCTAATGAAATGGAAACTCAAATAGATGCTTGTACTACTGTTGATGAATTAAAAACACTTTATGAATATGTAAATACAGGAACAGAAGAAAATCCTGTAATTGAAAGACCATTGGGCGAATTTCCAACATTGGAGAATTAATGCCATTAATATTAGGAACTAACTCCATAAAAGACACAGGCTATAATGTAGCTAACTCATTAAGATTTGATGGTGCGAGTTCAGCTTATTTAAATAAAACATTTGGCTCTTCAGGTAATAGAAAAACTTTTACTCTTTCCTTTTGGGTAAAAAAAACTGAAACATCTAGCAATCCTGATACA